TAAATCATCTGGGTTATCTGATGTTTGTGTCATTGATGCAGTTATTCTTACAGTATGCTTTGCTCCTATATCAATAACATTTGCAAATTCATAGTTACCACTTGATACAAAATCAAAGTTACTTGCACCTTGGTCAAAAAATCTATCCGTATCATCATCAAAGTTACCACTAGCTGAATCAAATAATTCTGTGCTATCTAATTCAATAGCATTATCTACTAGTATTGTATCAGTAAAAGTTCCCCCAAAAGTAGGGTGTTCTGCTTGTGTGGTAATGTTATTAAAGTTTATAGCACTTGTTACATTCGATATAATTGCAGTTGCGTTAGAACTAAAGTTTCCTAGTTTATCTACTGCTTTAATTAAATATGTGCCTTGTCTTACTGGTACGGATATTGATGTAGCTGGTCTAGATATTTTTTCTACCAAAGCTACAGAGTTTTGCCAGTCGGCAGTTCCGTCAGTTTCTTCAGAAAATCGTAAATTATAAAAAGCTAAATCTAAATCTGTAACAGCTTCCCAAGATAGATGAGCTTCTTGACCAGATACGTTACAAGAGAAATCTGTTACATCTGATGGTGGTGCTATTGCTCCTATTATCTTTCTTTGTGCAGATACATAAGTTGAAGATACTCCAGCACTATTTACAGCTTTTACTCTTACATCATAAGTTTGCTGATCAATCACATTCAATACTCTATGATTTAATCCAGAGCCTTGAGCATAAATAATAAAATCTGAATCCGTACTTAGTTTGTATTCTACTTGGTAAAAATCTATAAAGTTATCTGGTGATGCTCCTACAGTAACATCTAAAGCAACAATAACTGTTCCATCATTATACTCTATGAGTTGATCTGATAAGGTAACACTTGCTGGGGGTTGTATTACAAAAGGGTTAGGTAATGTTGTGTTTGGTATACTTGCTACCTCTTGTTGTGTTCCAAAAGTGTAAAAGCTATCTTGATGTTCTGAACATTGCATTGTAACTGTATAATTACTATTTACATTCAACCCTTGCACTCTAAATGGTTTAGCTGAAAAACTTGGTGTAGCGTGAGTTATATTTACTATATCTCCTATAGCTAAATCCAACGCAGTTGCGTCAGCAATAAGGCTAATATCTAAACTTGACCTAGACCTCCTTAAAATAATTTCTGCCATCTCTTGAGCTTGATATGGACTTGTAAGCATAGTGAAATCAAACCTACCTTCTAACAATAAACCCCCATCTGCTGTTTTCATAGTTGCGTGTTGATCTGCACTAGCTAAACCAGTTTCGTCTACTGGTGGAAATTGTGCTGTGTCTGATTGATAGTTTTTGTCTGGGTTAGTAAAGTTTACTATAACTCTATTATATCGTGAGTTTTTGTTTTTACTCTTTACCGATATACCCCCAATAATATTGTCCTCTGTCAACGTTATTGATGCAGAGCCAGTAGTTTCAACTAATACGTTATAGATACCTCCAGAGAAGTTTAAATAGGCTCTAGCACCCCTAATAAAGTTTTTTACATTATCTATAGCTTTTTTTGATGTATCTACAACTGCGTGGCTATCCATTAAATCTATCTGACTTGCTCCACTATAAGGCGTGATATTTGCATCACATACATCTGTAGCAGTTTGCCAATCTGCAAAGTTACTATCAAAGTAACTGTTAGCAATGCCCATTCCAAACCTATCGTTTCTTAAATAGTCTAATAGTTGTAAAATAGGATTGTCTGAATATTCCCAAGTAGAACTATCGTCTTTTCTATGGCTACCACTTCCACCAGTAACAGTACTGTCTAAGTTTGGATTGTAAACTTTTTTACCTTTTACGACTGCTTGAACTGTTGGTAATGAGCCAAACTTGTCTTGATTCCATTCAAATCTTATAGCTAAGTAGCATAAACCTCTTAATCTGTGATTTGAAGTCCACGAACTCAAAGTAGATAATAATGAAGATGCAGTCTGGCTATCACTACCAAAATGGGGTTCACAAGTAATTAAACTTGAACCACTATAAAAATTAGCGTCACTACTTGCCACAGTTATTTGCGTATTATCTGCTATATCACCAGACCAAGTAACTTGATTATCATTAATAAATATAGCATCAATGTCTGCTACTTCTCCTTCACTAAGAACTAAAGCCATATATAAATATTGGTTATCTGTTCCAGAAGCTTCTAAAAATACAACATTGCCACCAACTTTTCTTGTACCATAAACGACAGGTATATGAGCATTAGCATTAAATTTATTTACTAATGCACCTCTGTTGTTTTCGTCAGAAAAATCTTGTCCAAAATCTGGTATCTCTGGTTCTGGCACTAACCAGCCAATTACGTCACCAACTAAATCTCCAACAAAATCAAAAGTTTTAGATACAGCTCTTTTTATAGATTTAAATAAACCCATTTACACTCTACCCCACTTTATGTCTTTAACAGTTAGTGCAGAGAACTCCATTCCCTTGTCGCCACTAAATACCTTTTGTTGTGAATTATCAGTAGTAGTTCTGCCATTTACTTTGCTAAAGTTTCCCCAATGTGAAGTAACACTAAGAACTAAAGATGCTGTGTTAGTATCATCTTTTATGTTGTATTCGTCTATTGTTCCAAAAAAAGATAAATAAGGGTCAGATATTAAAGCCAAGCTACTATTTAAAAACCCTCTATAAATATAAACATCATCATTAATTATGTTTTCATTTAGTGCTACGCTGATATAAGTTTGGTCTACACCAGATAGACTTATGCTTAATGTATTCTTTGTAGGTACGTTTGTTTCACTTATATCTGTTATGCTTTTCAAATGACCATTTGATAAATAAGTTCTTGAGCTACCAGAAACGCTAGATGTTATATCAAAACTTGCATTAGTTAAATATACTGGTGTACTAAAACCTATTTCTAATAATAATACTGGTTCTATATTACCTGTCGCTAGTTCGGTTTTTACTGCACTTGTTAAACCTCTAGCCATTATAAGCTCTCTATAACATCAAACTCATAAGTAAATAATAAATTACCATCAACATCATTTTCGTTTGTTTGAAATTCTTGAACATCGCTAGTCAAATGAACTTTGAAAGGAACTGACTTATAAGCTACTCCACTATTATCAGCTAATGCAGTTCTTAATGGTGGCTCTATAGTTACTGTAGCAGAGTTACTTGAACTTGTTACATCTTCTACAACCATATAGACTTTGTCGTGTGCAAACTTCAATAGATCACCAGCCTTTAGTCTACCAGCTCCATCTCCAGCAAAACCATCTATAGCTATAGTTGTATCTGATGCACTATGAGAACCATTAACTAAAAGAGTTCCTGTTTCATTGCCTTGTGCATCTAAATAGCTTGGCATAGTAATAGTAAAATCTTCTTTTCTGTTTCTTTGTTTCATTATAAAAGCCATTATTGGTGCAAAGTCTGATCTTTTCATAGGTGGATAGCTTATTGTAAAACTAAACCTTTGACCTTGTATTTGCCTTCTAAAAGACTTACCACTATCTGTTTCAGAGAATAAAGTTTTTTGATTGCTTTGTAGATTGATTGCTTCAAATCTTGTATCTGGTAATGTGCCACTCATATAATTGCCCTCTGACCTTTTTCATTTACTGCACTATTAATTAGGTTGATTAACACCCCTCTACTATTTACTAATAGTTCCTCAAACCCAGTAGCATCTACTGTATTGATATTAAAATTAACTGTTACTGGTTTACCCATTCCTAGCTTGTCATTTGGTACAATAGTTCCAGCTTGATCTGGTACAAATAATTCAGCACCCTTTTCTCCAACTATACTTGGTCTACCTACTGGGGGTCTACCACCTTTTTCAAATCCTTTTATTTTGTTTATCAAACCCATACCAAAAGCTATTGCACCACCAACTAGAGCAATGTTAAATGGAAAAGGTATACTGGCAAAAGTTTTCATAGCACCTTCATATAAACTAATCATAGCTTTTTTTATTGCATCAAATTTGAATAATGCCATTGATTTTTTAAATGCAAATTGAACAGCTTGACCTATAAGCATTTCAACAAAACTTCTAACAATCGTTCTTGCAAAATCTTGAAAGTTCATTTTTCCAGTCATAACAAAATCAGATAATGTTTTTTTCAACTCCCCAAAAGTTTGTTTTCCTATATCTTTTATTTGTTGCATACCAGTTTTTTGAGCATCTACTGATTCCATAAAACCAGTTTTAAAATTTTGATATGCTTCAGTTAGTAAACCTACTTCCTCTATTTCTTTTTTTACAGAACTATCTTCTTCAGCTAATGCTTTCATATCTTTATGTAAAGATAAAGCTCCCTCTAATACTTCAAATTGTTTTAGTAATGCTTCAACTAAACCATCAGTTTTAATTTTTGATTTATCTATTGCAACTCCTAATTCTGTAAAAACTACCATTCCAGAATCACCAGATTCAATCATAGCTTGTTTTAATTCTTTAAGTGGTGTTTTCATTCTTTCTGCTGTAGCTTTAAAATTTTCAAAATTATTCATCATTACAGAAAATCTTTCATCACTAATAAGACCTATTGACTTTAAACCCTCTGCTATAGTTTTTTGAGTATTTGCCATAACTTCTGCTAAACCACCTAGCATTGACCTAACGTGATCAATTACACCAGCTATAACTAATACTAATGCTCTACCTTTACCACCCATAGCCAAGAATCCTATAATACCTATACTAGCTATAGGTTGTGGTAAACCTCTTACAAAGTTTACAAGGTTCGCTATTGCTCCTCCTAAAAAATTAAAAACACCACTAAATTGATCTATAACACTAGCACCAAATAGTAAAACTTTAGCTGTTACACTAACAATAGTCTGTCCTACTTTTTCTGCAAATTTTTCAAGACTGTCAAAGTTATCATTCATACTTTTTACAGTTTGTTGAGCAACTGTTTTTAATGCCACAAAAGGAGATGAATCCATAACTGCTACTTGAAATCTAGTAAATCCGTCACTAATCATTGAGATTGTACCATCAAAGGTTTTAGCCATTTCATCACTAGCACCAACTACAGATAATGTGCCTTCTCTAAATGCTTTGATAATATGCTCTTTAGATTTCTCTGCACTCATTTGAACACCAGCTTCAAAACCTAATAAGGCTCTTACACCTCTTTCTCTAAATAAATCAGCAGAGTTAATTCCAGAAGAGAAAGTTCTTTGTATTTGTTCAGCAGTAGTTTGAAAATCTAAACCAGATGCAGATGCTATATCACCAGTTATTTTTAATAATTCGTTTAATTCTTCAGCATCTTTAGAAACCACCGATAGATTTGCCGAACCTCTTTGAATTTCTGAAAGAGTAAAAGGAACTTGACTAGCAAACTTAATTAAACCTTTAAATGCTTTCTCACCCTCTTTTGCATCTGCAAATAAAAATTTAAATCGTACTCTTAGGTTTTCTACTTCTCTTGCAGTATCTAGGAAACCTTTAGCTACAAAACCAGCACCTAAACCTAGTAAGGCATTGCGTAAATTAAAGACAGAATCTTTTACTCTGTTTATTCCTTTAGTAGCAGATTGCATAGCTTGACGTGTCTTGTCTTTAGCTATGATGTCTATATTAACTTGTTTAGTTGCCACTTATCGCCTTGCCCTTTCTAATCGTTCTTGTCTTTCTCTTTCTTCATTTTGAATTTCAAAGTATGCTACCCACAAGTAAAATTCATCAACTGACATTTCTAAAATTTCGGCGACTGTTTTATGTAGTTTTTCTGCTAACCCAAAGATATTATGCAACTCAGCATTATTTTTTAGTTTTTTTTATTGTCCTCTAAATCTTTGTTATCAGTACCCATTATTTTAGTGGAAACTTCAGCTATAATGTTTGTGTCTGCTTTTGTCTTAAAACCTAATACATCTTGAGCAGTAAACATCTTTTTACCATCTTTTGTAAGTGATTTTTCTATGATAACATCTATCAAAACTAATAAATCAGTATTATTAGCACCTTTGAAAATCTTTTGTTTTTCCATCATATTAAATGGTTTACAATGAATAGCTTTATCGCCAACTAATCCCCACTCTGGCACTTCAATAATCTTAGTATCTAATGCACTAAAATGATCTCTGATACCATCAAAATAATCAATTTTATTGTCAGTCATAATATACTACTGTTACACAGTACCTATAGTTAGTCCACCTGTTCCCTGTATTGATACAGTTCTAGTGGTTACACCATCTAAAGTTACACCAACTGACATTCCAGTTACAATACCAGTTCCAGAGAATTTTCTGTCGCCAGATTCATTGCCCTCTGGTAAAAATGCAAATGTTAGTTCTGCACCTTGAACCATAGTTGTTTGTCCAGTATCAGTTTCGTCAAAGTTCATATCTATACTAGCAGTATATGTACCTCTTCCAACTAAAAATGATTTCATTGAATCGCCTAATGCAGTTGTTTCTACTGTGTCGTGTGTAGTGTCTACAGTAAATCCAGTTGCATTGCCAAGTGTTGTACCTCCAATTGTTACAACTCCTTCTTTTCCGTGATGTGTCGCCATTTATACCTCCTTGTTATAGTTTGTTATTTTTCTTCTTTATCTTTTTGTTTTACCACTTTTTCACTTTTTTTGGTAACTTTTTTTTCACCTTCTAAAGCGTATCCGTTACTTTCAAAATGCTCTATGTGATCTTCAGAACATTTGATAATATCTTCGCCTTTCTTCATAGTTACTTGTTTAGCCATTATGCACTCCCTCTTGTAAATTCATAAATCACTCTAGCAGTTATTCTAACACCACCATAAGGGTATATAGTTCCCTCATCTGTTGATGCTTCAACAATCTGTGTATCTAAAGCATTACCATTCCTAGTTATATCATTATCTAGTGTTTCTTCAACAACTTCTATTAATTGGTTTCTTACTGTATCTATATTGCTATCTGTACCTTTTCCAAAAGCCACAATTAAAAAATCAATAGAACCTCTATAGCTACCAGCACCAGTATCACCAATACTAGATACTTCTCTTGTTTCGTCGCCAGATTGCACAAATAAAGCTGGAAACTGTGCGTCTGAAAGCTCTTCTACCTCAAATGGTTCTCTAGTAATTTTTTTAAACTCAATAGGACTGGTAACTGCATCAAGTTTAGTAATTATATCACCAGCAATGTTTTCTCTTTTACTCATATCTTCATTTCTTTAAAATAAGTTGATGTAAACTCTTGCCTAATTTTATCTTCTTCTTTATTACCAATAGAGAAAAAAGGTCTAGTTATTTTGCTTTTACCTACACCAAAAGTATCGTGATATGATGCTATTTTATTTCTTTCCATATTAGAAAAGAATAAAGTACTTTTTAATCCACCAGTCTTGAAGTCTAAACTTCTAAACATTTTACCAGTATCAGTTAAATCTACAATACCAGTCTGTCTACCTTTTTTCTTTCTGCTTTTAACTGTAGCTGGTGCATAGGCTCTCATTTGCCCTCCATCTGGTAGCTTTCCACTTTGCGTTCTTTTAGTAATCATAAATATTGCCATATTAGAAACTCTGTTTAATGCTTTTTCAACTGCTGACTTTTGCTTTCTAGTCATTCTCTTGAGTTCATTCACAACGTTGATAGTATTTACTTCAACCTTAACTTCCATTATCTGACTAACCTTAAATGATGGATTGGTTCTTTTTCTGAATCACTTACTGCTCCAGAACTATCCTCATCATACTCAACACCATCTCTTAATACAGCTTGAAACTCCTCTTCATATCTATCTCTGTAAAAATCTATTTGCACTTGGAAAGTGTCTTTACCTTCACCTGTATCTGGGTCACGCCATTTTGTTAGAATTGGGTAAATATATTTCCACAATGCTAAATAAACTACGGATTGTGTCCATTGTGCATTAGTTAGTTTACTGTTTGTCATTTCAACTGTAGTTACTTTGGTGATATCTTTATATCGTACTTGGTGTCTGTATCTTTCCCACCATTCCTCTCTTACTCTTCTCAAAACATCATTTTCTGCAAATTGTAACTGGTCGCCAAAGTCCGTTATACCAAAGCCTAGTATATCTGGTTGTATAGCTTGTAAGTTAGAATTTGCTACGCTAAATTCTGTAGTAGCCATTATTTAGCCTTTTTAGTTGTAGTTTTCTTTACTGTTTCTTTTTTTGGCTCTGCTTTTGGTGTTGGTTTAGGTTGTGCCTTTGGTTTACCTTCGTATAAACTCCAACCTCTTATTGTCCACATACCTTGATTGTTATCATAATCAACTTTACTTCTTTCTATAATTCTATCGCCCTTTACTAATTTCACCATATCCATAGGTAACTCCTTTGTAAAAGGGGTGGTTTCCCACCCCATAAGTTATTAGTTAGCTAAAGTGTCGCCAGTTAATTTAACTCCATAACTGTCGTGTAGTTCGCCAACTCCATAAACTGCTGTAGCTACAATCTCATCTGCTCTTAAAGACGCATCTCTTTGTGATTCAATTTTAAGGTCTTGCATCATTGCTAAACCTAAAGCATCTTGTGAGAATACACCACCGATAGAATCATCTGAACCATCTACTGAAACATTTGAGCTTTCAAAAATCTGTATACCAGCAATAGTTCCTACAAATCCACTTCTCATAGCTTCATTTGAAAGTTCTGTATCTCTGCCAACAAATGTATTAGTTAAAGATTTTTTAACATTGAAAATCATCTTTGGGTGAAATACACCATAATAAGGTGCTGGTGCATTTGCTGTTACTAACTCAGCACTTGCTTCAAATAAATCTGTTACTGTTATTTCGTTACCAGCTCCACCACCTTTTTCAGTAGAGAACCCTGTAAATAACGCTGACAAGTCTGAATCAATCTTTTTTGCAATAGCTTCACCGAATAATTTACCAATATCTCCAGCTACATTTCTTGATGCTGAGTTTCTTGCTAAATCAGTTAGTGTTGTCATAATTCCTACCTCTGATGCTGTAATAGTTACAGAACTTGGGTTTACTGCTGTGTTTGATAGGTCAGTTGCTTCATTAACTGCTGATGCTGATACAGTTGAATAAATAGGTACTTCAACAGATTTACCTCCACCAGCGATTGTGTAGTTTCTTACCAAATTTCTCATTATTGATTGCTCATTAGCAACAAATAACGCTTCTGCTACTATCTCAGTATAAAGTTCTGATATAGTACTACTTGTAGTTTCGTTTGCCATAGTTTACTCCATAAAATAAAAATTAAAAATTATGAGTTAATCACTCTGGGTTGAGAATTACGCTTTTGTTTCCACTTAGCATATTTTTCTCTATCCTTTGGATTACTCATATCTAAATCCTCAATTTTAAAACTGGAGCTGAGTTCTCCTCTATCCACATTTGACACCGAGCCAGAGCCACTTGGAGTAGCACTAACAAAGTGTGGGTTCTGTGTTAAAAACTCTTGGACTAATTCGTCAGTCGTCAGAAGTTCCCCATTACTGTTATATCTGGCTAATCCGTTTTTGTCTAGGATTTCTACGTTGCCAGATTCATTTAATTTTATATTCTTGTTTAGCAATTCTACAACTTGGTCTGGATTTATTGCCCTGTTCTTTGATGCTGAAGATAATAAAGACTTATTGATCTTAATATCTTTTAATTGTGTTTCTAAATTAGATTTCTCTTTGTTCCATTCTTGGGTTTTGTTTTTTAGTATTTCTTCAAACTCACCCTTTTGGATTTTTTGTTTTTCCTCTGTTTCTTTCTGTGCTTTTACTATGTTGATTGCTGAATCCAAATCATCAACTCCTATTTTTTTGTTTATTGTTTGTCGTTCTTTATGCAATCTTCTTTCTACTATTTCATTCAGTTCTTCTTGTGTAAAAGTTCTTTCTTTTGGTTTTTCTTCTACTTTAGTAGGTTGTACTTCTTCATTAACTTGCGTAGTTTGTTCTACTTGTTCTTGTTCCATTTGTTTATCCATTTGTATATTCTCCAGTTGTAATTTATTTATATCAAAATTTTATTTAAAAATCTATATTTTAGTATTTTTTGCTAATTTTAATTCTTTTACTTTGTTGTTTGTTTGTATTGCTTCTACTATCATTTTTATTTTTTCATCTGGGTTTCTTGTAGCTACTGTAGGAAACTCCTCACCAAATATTTCTTCATACAAATTATAAAAATCTATTGATGTTCTTGCTTTTAGTAATTTATCTAATCTTTCTCTTTCTGATAATGCCATTATATCCTCTATATTTTTTCTAATACTTCTAATCTTTTTTCAAATTCTTTTACTGTGTTTGGTATAATTTCTTTTGCAAGTGCATAAGCCTTTTTATCGTTTCTAATAGAAAATAAGTTAGCAAAAGTTTCTACCTCTATGTTACCTTTTTTTCTAAAATAATTAACTCCGTGACCCCAAGTGTGGTAAGTTTTTTGAAATGTACCCCTCATCAAAGCATCAATTATATCACTTACTTCTCCAAATCCATCTCCTTTTAAAAGGGTTTCTTCATATTGATATATTAACATATTTGGATTTCTCTTATCATATACTTTTTTAGTTTTTCTAGTTCCAATTTTTGCAAATAATTTATCTGCAACATCTCCTTTTCCCTCATATCTAATTTTAAAATCATCATATTTATCTCCAAATAATTTTTTTCTATCTTTTTTTATAGCATCTATAAAACCTTGATTAGATTCCGACCAAGCTATATTCCTACTTTTGTTAGATACATAGTCTATATGGTGTCCATATTCGTGAGCAATAACATAACTTCTTACATTATTGTCTTTTGCATTTAATCCAGCTCTTAGTTCTTGGTTACCAGCATAATAAATTCCATTCTTTGTGTTTTTTACTACCTTTGGTTTCTCAAACTTGTTGACTATAATTTTTTGTTGATCAGTTAATTGTGAATTAAAATCTCTATCATAATCTTTTCTTGTTGCTTTGCTTCCCCTGTTCAATAATGCTCCTATTGATATGTCAGACACTAATGATTGCCTTGTGGGTGGTGGTGTTTCTTCTATTACTTCTTCTGGTGGTACTTCATCAAGTGTTTCTTCACCCCAAGATGGGTCTGTTGGAATCCAAGTATGTCTGCATCTATATCCACCTCTAACTATAAATGGGTCACCAGTTGACTTTCCAGCCCAAGACCTATTGTTCCAAGTATCTCTAATTTGTTCTTCAGTTAGTGTTTTACCTAACATACTAACGCAGAAATCTCTACTATCTCTTACTAATGTACCAGTATAAGTAAAATGCGTAAGTCCACTTTCTTTAGCTTTAGCTATAGTAAACTGTCCGTGAAACTGCATTACGCTATCGTGTGCTATCTGTCCAGCATATCTTCTTAAATTATTACCAGCTCTATCACTAGCATATTGCGTGTGTAGTTTTCTTACAGCATCTTCTACCTGTAATTTCATTCCACTATTAAATTTATTTTCATTGATAAAATCTACTAGCTCATTAATCTCTCTTTGATTTGATTTCTTATACACTCCATTGATATGTGATCTAATATTACTGACCATATCTTCATAGGGTCTACCAGCTATTGTGCTTTGATACAGCTCATCATTAATTACCTTGATAAACCTTTCGCCTATATCTTCAAAACCAGAATAACTTTGAAACTTTAGTGCATTGATTGTAGATAAGTTTGCTTCTGTAAGACTTTTAAACTTATTGGGTATAGGTAGCTCTCCATAAGTGTCTAGTACTTCTTTTGCTATTTTATTGTATTCTTCATTAATAATAAGATCAGCTTCATTGAGAAAGTTGTTTTCTATTGCTTGTCTAATCTTGGGTTGCAGTTGTATTGCTATTCTTTGTGATACCAGTTGACCTTTAGTAGCTCTATTAACTTCTCTTATAATATCTTCTTCAAGTTTGTATAATACGTTAATTATACGTTCTTCGTGTTGATCAGCTAATTTTTCTAATATCCTTGACATTCATTACAATGGAAAGTTCTTTTTCCAAGCTCTAATAGACCAGTAAGCTGGTGATAAAGACTTTTGCCCTTTGACTTCCTTTAATACACCACCCATTCTAGCTAGAAATGACTTCTGCCTAGCTGGTATGTTCTTTTTGATGCTCATACCTCTTGCACCAAAGGTTACTTTTTTAACTTTACCAGTAGACTTTTCTTTTACATATACACCAAATTTTTTTCTTTTTGATTCACTAGCAGACAATCTAAAAGGTTTATTTAGCTTTACTTGTTTACCTCTATATTCTGCCATTACTTTTTTCTCTTTCTTTTACTTGCTCTTCTAATTAAATCTCTATCAAATGTTCCAGAACGCCCTCTTTTTATTAGTTTGTTTACTCTTGCCATTGCCCAAGCGTTCATAGGTATGCGTGGTCTACTGCCAGAACTAAGAAATGCACCTTGTCCTCTGCGATAACTAGCTTTTAAATCAGCTAAATTAAATAATTTAGACTTCTTAGCCTTTGCTTTTAGTGTTTTTATTGTAGATGCTGATAAAGGTTTTCTTTTTACTGCCATTATACTCTTGTTCTCCTTTTTAATAAGGATAGGGGTATCCTTGCACCACTTTTGTATAGTGAACTAACTTGTTTAATTAAACTAGCTCTCATAGTACGTTTTGACCCCTTTAAACCAGATAGATACTTTTTGGGTATCTTGGTTTTTTTATCTTTAGGAACTCGCTTCTTCTTCCGTTTCGCCAACTGTTACTCCTTCTACATTTGTTGTTTGAAATTGACCTCTTACTGTTCTAGCGTTGTCAATCTCTTCATTTATTGTTTTGATCTTGTCATTGTCATCTATAACTGTATCTGCTATTTGTTTGTCGATTTCTTTGTTAAATGTTTCTGATTTTACACCACTAGCTTTAGCCATCTGTAAATACTGCATATCATTCGCCCAATCTCTAATATCAAAGGTATCTGGGTAGTTTACAGAACCATCAAACTCTTTTTCTAACCACCTAGCAAATAAACTCCAGATATGCTCTTCAGCGTTTTCTAAATAATCTGCTTTTTCTGACAATCTTGCATTTAGTAGCTGAAACTCTGTCTGTAGTGCTATACCACTAGCTATCTGTGTACCAGTAGCTCTTACTGACCCCATATGTGTAATTCTATCTATAGCATCTACTTTGTTTTGTATACATTTCATTATACCATCTAAGTTTTGTCCACTAGGTTGAATAATGTAAGGTTTTAAAGAACTATCCATATCCTCTGGTATTTCTATTATAGAACCAGCCCCAGCAGATGCTTCTACATTAGGGGTTTTTACTAAGCTGGGGTGGTTGGCTAGTCTTATCAGTTGTTCTTTTTCTGAGTAATCATTATAAATAGATTGCTGTAAAAATGCCACATCTGATAAATCACTTATCCCTATAGGTCTTTTATTTCCTCTTAGGTTATATACGTTTACTGCTGGAATAACGCCTATTGGGTTTGGTATCTCTTCTAATAGCTTTACATCTCCTTCCTCATATTCTTTATCATATTCCTCTACCTCATAAGTGCTGATAGTTTCTTCTGTAAATACTTTTAGTATAGCTCTTTCTGAGTTTATATCTTCTACTACAACTAAATAATCTAAATAAAACCTACCACTACTTGCTCTACTATAATTCCAGTTAACAATATTCTCTGGGGTGTAAATAGATACATAGGGTCTAATATCCTGTGCTAGTTCTTCTGCTCTAGTCTTTGCATTAGTTTGTGGTTTATCTACAATTACCCAGCAGTTACCATAAATAGATGCGTTCATCTGCACCTCCCTCATAACTGTATTAAAACTCCTACCATCTAAGTCAGCATCTTTGATAAATGACTGTAGTTGCTCATCTCCGTCTAAGCTACCATAATTTCTTGTTGGTGGCACTCGCCATAAAAAGCTGGTGTAGATTTGCACAACATTCTTACAATGATTGTCTAATGGGGTATGTCTTATTCTTGCATCATACTCCTCTGGTGATTCCAATATATATCTATGTAAGTAATATCCGTTCTTATAGTCGTTGCCACCTAAGTAACTGCGAATATAAAACTCCCAGTTCTCTATGTTAGCTTTCCATAAATGATGTTTCTCTTGTAATTGTTCTCTATCCATTTAACTCCACCTCTTTTGCTCAGTTGGTACAAAATTTCTTCTTATCGGATAGTTGTATTCTATTAAGTAACCCAAAGCATCATTCATATGATCAAAACCACTATCCTTATCTGGTATGTGAGTTCCTTCTTTATATATCTGTCTTTCTATACTCTTTATAACATTTTTACAAGTATTTACTATAAATAATGTGCTTTTACCAGCAACATTTTTTAGCTTAGAGTTTACTGCATTTATTCTATCTCTAACTAATGGTGCTGTGTTCTTACATCTTACATCAAATCCAAAGTTTTTTAATATAGCTAAATCTGTTAAACCTCCAGCAGATGTTTTTCTTTGTCTTGCACTTGGGTCTGGGTAAATAACAATATTTTGATGTTTATATCTGTTCTTTATTTCTTCACACATTTCATTTGTATTAGAAGAATATATCTGTATCTCATCTATTACTGTAACTACATTTTTATCTATTACAGTTACTACAGCACACATAGGGTCAACGTTAAAGTCTAATCCTATGTGCAAAAACAAACTATTACCTTTATATTTTTCAACAATGTTTTTATCCCTACTGAAGTTATAATATATCATTCCAGAGTAATTGACAAACGTTGCTTCATACTCTTGCTGAAATGTTCTTAAATCTAAATCCTGTTTTGCTTGTTCTATCTCATCTTCACTTACTTGCTGACCTTCTAATGTAGTATATTTAAAACTTTCCCATTCATTGTTTGTTTCACCCATCTTAAATAATTCATAAGACCAGTTACCAAAGCCTCTTGGACTACCACAAAATAAAGCGTGTCCGTTTGTATCTGATAATGTGGGTCTAAGTACTTCATACCAAGCTGTTTTATTTACGTCTGAAAATTCGTCAATAATTAATTTATCTAACCCTACTCCTCTTAGTGCTGATTCATTATCTGACCCCCTCAATGTAATAGTTGAGTTATTTCTTAATGTAATAGTAAGATCACTATGGTTGATAGTCTTTACCCATCTATGTGCTAACATTTTTTCTTTTAATACATTCCAGCATATTGCCTTTGCTTGTCTGTAAGTTGGTGCTACATACCATACCTTTTTATTAGGTTGACTTGAATACTTTGCTATTTCGTTTATTGCTAAATATGTTTTACCGAACCTTCTACCAGTAATGAGAACCCTAAATCTAGCTTTAGAATTAGTTACTGCTTTTTGTGGTTCAGTTAACGGCATTATACCTCATTACCCCAACAATCCCAGCCTTCTACTTTCTGTCTAGCGAATAATTCTATTCTTGGTAAATCTCCACATAATTTAGCTATTTTATCCCTAATGCAATCTGGTTTTCTGGAATGTTCTCTTACTGGCTCATATATAATTTGATGAATAGATTTGTTTTTTCTCTCTATTTTACCTTTTTTTGCTATTAAACATAATTCTACATTAGACCTAGTCCAAGAGCCAAGACCCCAAAAACTATCCAAAGACTCATAAGGTAAAAAAGAACTTTGGTTTATATTATAATTCTTATTAGTTTTAACCCAAACAAAACCACAAGTAGAATACTTAAACCCCCAACTTTCTATAATTTTAAAACTTTGATGCAAAATTGGAAAAGTTACCCACATAAATAATATACAATTCTCTTTCATAATATTTTTTACTTTTAATTTTGCTATAGCATCAATAGGCATACAATCATAATGTTTTGCTTGGTTTTTATCTCCACTATCCCAATATTTCCAAGGAGGGTCGGCATAAATGATATTATACTTCTTATCTGGAAAAGGTATCATCAATCATTAGTCCATACTAGTGGTTCTTCTAGTTGGTTCTCTTCTAATCTATCCTGTTGTCCTAATAGATTCTTACCTAGGAATATTTGCATAGTTACATTACCTTTTTCTGCTGAACTCCATTGTAACTGTCTTAGTCTGATTTTGCCTTGTGATCTTCCTTTTGTCAGAGATTCGGAAAAACTCTTTCGTATTAAGCTCTCATCACAACCATAAAAGTCTGCTATCTCTGTGTTAGTACACCCATAAGATGCCAGTTTAAAGACTTCCTCATCTGTGATTTTATACTTTTTAGGTCTTGCCATTCCTAATTACCCTATAGTTCGGTAATAAAAGTTTATCATACTGGTTATATAGTTCAACTATGTTTCTTTCTCTATAATAAAGTCTATGTATTGTTTTGCTTTCTTTAAATCTTC